CTGAAACATTATTCAAATCCGCTCTGGCAAGCTCAAAGCCACCAGCAGTAGCCCCGTCATTAGTGTGCAGCGAGTCATTCGTGCTGTTATAGACAATCTCGCCTTCAGCGCCGGTAAACGCTGCTACCTGTGCCGCAGTTCCTCGCCTGATCTGTAATTGCGTTGCCATCGATTATGCCTCTATGCTTTTTAGCTGTTGTATTGCCCAAGCAAAATCTTCATTTTGTGGGTTGTAATATCTGATGTCCATGAATACTGTTTCATCTTTGGTTTCGGTATACCGCAAAAATACGCCAGATTCATTTTCATAGCCGTCGATTAAAGTCATCACGTTACCTTGTATATTTTCCACGCTATGCCAAAATCACTGGGAGCGCCCCAGCCTTCGACCTTTCTACCTATGATCTCAATCTTCAGCGTAAAACCTTGAGTGCCTTGAAACTTCGTCAATGGCAGAATTGTTGCGACCGGCCCGATCATCGCAGTGCTTTCAGACCCGACAAAAGTGTACCAACTGCCAGTGATTTCTACGTTACACAAAAGCGTTGAGTTTGACCCGCCCCATGCTGTAAATCCTGCTGGGTAAACGCCTTCGATATAGAATGTTTCAAGCGTTGTAATGTCGTTATTGAACAACCCGCTTCTGTCGGCAAGAGTCTGAGTGCCTGTGGCTACGATCAAATCACGGCTGACAACCACTCCGTTGAACTCTGCGCTGCCGTCCTTGTTAATGCTCCAGCCAGCGGACCCAGCAGAATAATTGCTTGACTGAATGACATTGCCGATTTTTGCGTTTGTGATTATACCATCACTGATTTGCGCTGAGTTAGTAACCACGTTTGACGCGGCAAGTTTGCCAGCCGTTATCGCATTCGCCTGAATGTTGTCCGATTCGATGAACTCAAAGTTACCAATGGCAGCATCTATTGCTGATGCCGTGATCGAGCTTGCTTGTATGGCCCCGATAACTGCGTTATCAGAAAATATATTAGACACGTTCAATTCGGCAGCGGTAATGCTTCCAGCAATGATCTTGTCGGCATTGACGGAGTTTGCCGCCAGTTTAGTGACCGTCACAGCATTAGCTGAAATCTTGTCGGCAACCACTGCTCCGACTGCTAGCGAATCTGCCGTTACTGCTCCAGCCTGAAGAGCTGCCGTGCTTATACTGTTTGCCGCGATAGCATTTGCAGTCACAGACCCGACCGCTAATTTAGCCGCGATTATCTGACCAGCTAGAATTTCATTTGCAGTTATCGCGTTGGCCTGAATCTTAGCCGTCGAAATAGCATTGTCGCCAATGTAGGTTTCGGTAATAACGTCCAAGGTTGCGACTTGACCAGCACCAAGACCGCCCAATGTAGCTTGCCCAGCACCAGCTCCTGAGAGCGTACCGTCAGAGTTAATGCTGACGTTGCCATTGACCAACCCTGCGGCAGCATTAGCCACTGGAAGCAATCCTGAAGCCTGTGTGGCGAGATTAAGTTGGTCTGTAAGGTCAGCGGCTGCAATTGCGCTTGTCCATGCTGATCCCGTGTATCGATACAACTTTGAGTCACTTGTCAGCATTACCACTCGACCAGTTACCAAGTTGGTTGTCGGCAAAGTGGTCACGCGCTCGATGGGCCTAAGCGTATCGCTAAACAAGTTCTCGCCCAGCGTTCCAGTGATATCAGCAGTATCTACCAGCGATGTAAATTCAGGAACCGATGAATCATATCGGTACAGTTTTTTATCTGTAGTCAGAAAGACAATGTTTGGCCCAGTGTATCCACCCGGTGACGGCAAAGTGGAAACCGCTGAAATAGGCTCGATACCAGCAGCAAATGAAGCGGCAGTGATTGCGCCAGGGTCAACATTAGACGCAGTGTATAGGTCTGTAGTCCATTCGGTTCCCGTCCATACATAAAGCGTGTTCGTCGTTGTCAGAAACTTGATCTGACCGATATGCTCGCCAACAACGCCAACCAGAGTACCTACTGGCTGGATACCAAATGCATCACCGGCTGCAAATTGATCAATAACGCCTTGATTTAGATCGTCGAGACTGATTTTCAAAGTGGTAGCAGAAACCGACGGACTAAAACCTGATCGGTTGCCTGACCTGTCAGCAGACCGCAGCCAATAATATCGGGTCGTGTCATTGGCAAGGCCGGTGATTGTATGCTGGTCAGCAAGCGTCTGAACGACCAGCGCGGAAGTACCCTGATTGTTTGTCGTGTTCTCAAATATCTCAATAAACGCCAGATCAGAATCAGACGGGTTTTCCCAATTGAGTTTGATCTGCTGAATTCCACCCGTTGCAGTAATCGTTGAGGCTACTGCTGGGGCCGTTTGATCGCCTTGCAGGATGATCGTTCCGGTTATTTGTTCTGACACCTTGCCGGTCAATGTCACAGCTCTGACGCGGAATGTGAACTCTTCAAGCTCTCGCATTCCAGAGATAACCGTTGTAGTGCCGTAAACATTGACACTTGAATAAGCCCCGCCACCACCAATGACATCTTCGTTCACGCTGCCATAGTTAAGCTCTAGCGTTGTCGCGTCTGCTACTGATCCGTAGTTTATTGTCGCCGTATAGGCGTCAGATGTCAGGCCGTAATCGATCTCACCCTGACTTGTCTGTTTGAATTCAACTTCAAAGAATGAAATGTATTGGCTGTCAATCGGCAGGGTCCAGCTAACCTGAACTGCGGGTAAGACCGAACCGTCATTGCCCAGAACTGTAGTTTCGACCAGCGTCAGCGCGGTTGGTGCCACTTGTTCTGGCGTGTCATCAATGATGTCCGTATAGTCTGGCGTGATCGGGCCAACAGTCGCGGAAATGTTTGATATATCGTTGTCTGGGTTTCGATCAGAAACAGCGGATGAGTCTGTTCCTGTGCCGTACTGTAATGCCCTGATCCAATAGAATCGAGTATCGCCAACTGCAAGCGGATCAACTGCGTTTGATGCGTCATGGAAGAACTGTGTTCCCATCGTCCTGCCGATTTCAACCTTGTTTGCCCAAGATGAATCAGGCGAAGCATAAACAGCTATCTCTTTGAATTTTTCTGTATTGACAGGATTAAGCCAGTTCAAATCAACGCTTTTTAATCCGGCGGTTGCTGTAAGGTTTTGTGGATCAGGAACTCCAGGAAATCCTTCGGTAATAACTCCATCCGCCGAAACAGTGGAATATTCTTCAGGCAACATATCTTCGTATGATCCGGCGTCATCTTCTCGCAATGTCAGCATTACACCGTCATTGCCGCCATCATTAAACGACCAACCTAAACACTCAAATACTTTTGACTCCCAATTCAGTTCTTCGATTGATACCGATACCCGATCACCAACAGCTACTCTTAGCCCAGCCAAGTTGGCGGGGAAACTGACCGTCTTTTGCTGATCACTAAGCTGAATTAATTTATTCGCAATTCGTTGAGCCATAAACGCAGAATTAGTAAACGGCAGCTCAATCTCTTTTTCCAAAACTTCATTGTTGTCTCGCAATAATGCTGAAGTAATAGTGACCTTTGGGAATTCGCTTGTCTTGTGAAGTTCAGCCGGGTCCATGAATATCCCGCCGACCGTGTTAAATCTATCCGACCGCTCAACCGACGTTTTTATAGCTACTGCGCCTGACAAATCTTCTTCATCTAAAAATTCGCTCGGCGCTTCGTATATTCCAGCTTTAATGTAATAAAACCCGCTGGAATATATCAACTTGCCATTCATTGCGCTTAAAAGTTTATCAATGCTAGCTCTGTGGCTGTCAGTTGCAAACAAAACGCCGTTAGCTGTAAATCGTTTTTCTGTTCCTCCGGGCACATCGACCACTGCATCGCAAGCATTTGCAGAAATAATAACGGTGTCCCAATCAATTTTTGAAGGGTTGATTTTCATTCCAAAACGGGTATTTGTAAGATAATCGGCAATTGCCAAAGCAGGATTGCTAGAAAACACAATAGAGCCAGGATTCGTCGCCGCGCCGCCGGGAAATATATCAAGCCTTGGATCGTATATTCTTCGGCCGCGAACAAGGGCTTTGATGTTGTTAGGCGAATATTTGTCCCAAACTTCTTGACTGTCATCGTTGAGAACAAATTGCGTGTGAATATACGCTATTCCACGCCCACGATGATTTTCTGTGTAGCCAAACCAATTTGCCACTAAGTTGTCGTCAGCAGATTGATCTGAAGTCCCAAGAAACTTTGTAACGGTCATTATATTTTGGAATGTGCCGTTAATGACAAGGCCAGAATTGTTAAATTGATTTTCTAATATTTGTTGATCATCAAGCCAAATATCCGTTATTGCATCGACTTCATGTCCGGCCAAAGCTATTACATGGTGCATAACTTCATTGTCCGGTCCGCTTACGCCTACAAAAGTAATCGGGCCTGAAACAAGAGCTTGTCCGTAAATTATTTTTTGAGGTTCAACTGTGCTTTTTACAGTGCTTTGGCGACTCTTGTCATTATCGGGCTGTCTACCGCCGCCGATGCTTGGCTTCAATGCTACAGCAGCAAGAACTCCGGCCCCAATTACAACAGCGGCTCCAACTAAAAATGCAGCGGTTCCTGCTGCCGCCGCCAGACCAGTCGCTCCGACAGCGCCTAATACCCAAGACCCAATTGCTATTACCGCTTGAGGCATATTGACCACCCGCAAATTTGATGTCTGTTATGCAATTTAGCCATTCCTTTTTCGGTCAAGCAGATTACAAATTCGCCTAACTTAATCCCCATTGTCTCACCAATTATTGGAAATTTGCTTATAACTGGATCCCCATCGCTTAAATTATCTGACGGCTCGCCAAGTATGCTTGTAATCAATTCTTTAAGACTTCCAAATCGACAGATTAACATGTTTGCTTCCTGTTCAGATTTGTATTCAAAAGCCTTTGAATAATCTTTTCCGCTAAAATGCTTGATTACATGAGCCACAAATTGGCAACAATCAGAATCCCCATAATTGAATTGGCGTTTTTCCCATTCGTTTAACGCTTTAATTGTTTTCAATCTGCGATTCAAAATATACTGCCAATAGAGCCAATAGAAATTCCGTTTGTAATGTCTTTTGGAGTAAATCCTGCAATTGAGTCAGTTTTATTATCTCTCCATCTAATTTTTGCACCCTCAATCTTTGGCAAGAAACTAAAAAACAAGTCTCCAGGATAAAAATCCTGTTGAGATTGAGTCGTATATTTAAGGCTTGATGATCGCTCAAACGCTGCTAACTCTGACTCACAATTGATGGTTATTTGATCGTTTTCGGCTCCGGCAGTAATTCCCATTACATCCATATGACCGCCCCACATTTGAAGCGGGGTGTTCAAAAGCTCGTCATCTGCCGATAAAGCCCCGATATAAATTGAAACTGGGCGCATGAAATAATCTTCGTTTAGTGCCGCGCCGGACACGACAAGATCAAGCGCAGACAATGTTAACGTTATGCCGTACGGTGAAACATCTGCGCCTTCTTCGAGTTGAGATACAGTGCCAAGCGATCCAACGCCAATCCAATCCTCGCCGCCCCAAGTATACGTTCCGATACTATTGTGAACGCGAACAATGCCTGAAGCGAAGTCCAACATGACAAATGTGATTACCGATACATTTGGTTCGATAAACGCGGCAGCACTGGCGGCACCAAATGCGCGACTCATGCTAAAACATCCTCAACAGCATCAAGACTAAATGATGAAAGTCCTGCTGTCTCATTAGTCCAACCTGATTTTGACGACAACATAAAAACTCCATTAACTGGCGAAGTATAATCGACTGTTCCCGCGTTAATTGTTGGCTTGCGAATTGGCGGCGCAATCTGAATTGTTATGTTTCCAGAAGTATCTGAATCCGCGTCAGTGGTAACCATGTGGAGTTCATTGTTAAAAGACACATAATCACCGGCCTTGACATAACCAACAATATTTAATCCGGTAGTAACACAAACAAGATTGACACCGCCCTGATCTGCACCATTGATCGTCAATGTTCCAAACCCAACGCCTCGCCGAACATAAGAGTGATCGTGCAGCGTAAAACGATGTTCTTGACCGTTTAACTTGGCAAGAAATGCCTGCATCTCAGCCCTTTCACTGCCATGCAAGTTATTGAATGACATTCCGACTTTCCAGAGAGACCCTTTTCTGCTTGCGGTCTGAACTGAGTTGGTCAGTGGCGACCGAAATGTTTTTGTGTTGGTCACAAGCTCGAAGCTGCTAGATGCAGGAATTATAGACGGAAATGAAAATGTGGTCATGCGAAACGCCTCCGCCTCATTAAGTCTTGGATTGTAGCAATTGTTTTGGCGCTTGTCTGATCCATTGCCGCTCTAATTTTGGTTTCAACGTCTGGCCCTGATCCTGTTGCGTCGATATTGTTAATCACAGTTACGCCTCCGCCGCCTCCAACAGCGTTTTTCAGGTTTTCATTAGTCGCAATTCTGCCAGATGTACCCATTGTCAATAATTCTGGTCCGCGCTCGCCGACCAAATATGATTCGCCACCTCTGACCTGACCGCCTAATGCTCTTGCGCCTGTAGCTGCCGCGCTTAAAGACATTGTGGCCGCGACAAATGGAGCGGTAGCAGCGATTGCCGCCGCCGATGCTGCTGGAGCTAATGCTGGGCCAACTACAGGTATCGCGGCAGTTGACGCAAAAGCATTTATTGCCGCCATTTGCTGTCCTGCAAGCGCATTAAAGCCCATTGCAACTCCTGCGCTAGCTTGCCCAGCTTTGCCCATAGCTTTCTCAACAAGGTAATAAGCAACCCATTCTGCAGCCATGTTTGATAATGCGTGAATTAGCGATTTTGCCATTCCTGTCGCCAAGTCTTTAAACGCCTCTTTGGCGCTGCTTGCTCCTGTCAAAAACGATTCAAATGCGTTGCCAAGATTACTTTGCAGGCTTGTCGCCATTTGAAAGCCTAGCAA